GATGGCGAGAAAGGAGCGTATCAAGGCTGAGGAGGCCAGACTTAGGGGTATCTTGGCCGAGATGCCTGAAGATAAGTTGCGACTCGTCGAAGGGCTCATCCAGCGGGCCGCGTTCTTGCGCGTGGAGTTGGAGGATCTGGAGGCTGACATCAACGCCAACGGCTCCACTGAGGAATATCAGGCCAGTCCGACGTCGCCTCCGGTGACACGCATCCGCGCGGCGGCGCAGCACTACGACCGGATGGTGCGACAGTACCTCGCTACGTGCAAACAACTCGCCGAGTTGGCCGAGGCGCCGGGTGCGGCAAAGGGAGCAGGCAAGGGTGGCGGCGAGCAAAACCCGTTCGAGGCGCTCGTCCAGTCGAAGATCCGCCGAGTCAAGTAAGTCGCTGCCCAAGTACATCCAAGACTGGCACGACTACGTCGAAGCGCACCCGGAACGGCACTGCGAAGACATAAAGAAGCTCAAGCGAATGATCGAAGACCTGCTGGCCCGCGATGACATCTTCTATGACCCGACCGATGTCGAGACGTTCATTCAATTCTGCTCGATGTTGCGTCACAAAGAGGGTCGGTGGGCCGGCCAGCCGTTGGAACTGTCCATCGAGCAGAAGTACATTGCGGCGTGCGTCCTGGGTATCAAATGGCACGACCCGGAACTGGACATGGACGTCCGGTATTTCCGGGAGCTGGTGCTGTTTGTTGGGCGCAAGTGGGGCAAGTCGACGTTCATTAGCGCCTTGGCGGCCTACATGCTCATGCTGGACGGGGAGCCGGCCGCCCAGGTATGGTGCCTCGCCACGGTCAAGAGCCAAGCGGCCATCGTCTACGAAAACACGAAGGCGCTGTTGCAGTCGAGCCCATACCTGACCCCGCCGGACAACCCGCGGAAATACTGGCGAACCAAGCGGGACCGGGANAACGCGGAAATGCTACTGTTCCCGGCGACCAATAGCTTCATGAAGCCTGGAGGCAAGAACAGCCAGAACCAGGACGGGCTGAATCCGCATTGCTATGTCATCGACGAGTTACATGCCATCACCGACCGGAACACCTATGACGTGTTCACGTCGGCGACAGGCGCCCGGTCGCAGCCACTGGGCATCATCATTAGTACCTTCGGGTTCGTGCGGGAAGGCATCTTCGACAGTGTCCTGGAACGGTGCGAGAAACGTCTTAACGGGGAGACCGACGAGCGGCTCTTCCCGATGATTTTTCGTATCGACAAGGATGACGACCCGACCGATGAGCGGTGCTGGATCAAGGCGAACCCGGGCCTGCTCGAAGGTCGGCCTACTCTGCGGTATCTGCGTGAGGAGTTCCAGAAGACGGTCGCCGACCCGTCGATGCTGCCGAGCTTCTTGGCCAAGCACCTGAACCGGGCGGCAAGCACGGCCGTTGCCTATTTCGACCTGCATACCATCGACCAGTGTGCCGCCGACATGAGCCTGGATATGCTCCGGGACAAGTACGCGGTCGGTGGCGTGGACTTGGCCGAGACGACGGACTTGTGCTGCGCGACGGCGCTGGTGCCGTTCGAGGGGAAGCTCTATGTGTGGCAGCGCTATTTCATCGCTCGCAACCGACTGGAGCAAAACAGCAAGCGGGACCAGATGGCCTATGAGAGCTTCACCCGGACGGGGGCAAGCGACCCGTTAAACCACAAGCTGCTGCATATCTGTGAGGGCAGCTTGGTGAGCCGCAAGGACGTGGCTGCATGGTTNGAGATGCTGGCCACGGAGTACGGTGTCGTGTTCTGGAAGATTGGCGCTGACCGTTGGCATTTCGCGGACTTCGCCGAGGAAATGGAGCTCCGGGGCTTTCCCAGAGAGGACAAAGACGGCCGCGGGGTCCTGTTTGAAGTGGCACAGGGTGCCAAGACCTTGTCGGCGCCGATGAAGGAAACTCGGGTGCTGTTTGCTGACCGCAAGGTCGTGTTCAGCCGGCACAACGGCTTGTTTCGCTGGTGCGTCACCAACACGGCGGCCCGGGTGGACTCGAACAACAACGTTACACCGGACAAGAAGTCGTCTAGGGCGAGAATCGACGGCTACACGGCGTTCCTGAACGCCTATGTTGCCTATCTGCGATGCAAAGACGACTTTGCCGTGTACCAACCATGACGGGAGCCGCCCCATCGAGGGCGGTTTTCGTATGCCAGAGGTGGTGAGCATGTGAGCTGGCTGCAGCGCATTTTCAATCGACCCCGCGGTGAGACGGTTGGTAGAGTNCTGCTCATCACCGACCACGGAAGCTGGTATCGAACATGGGACGGTTCGCTCTACAAGAGCGACATCGTCCGGGCGGCCATCCGACCGAAGGCGAAGGCCATCGGCAAGCTGATGGCTATGCACATCCGAGAAACGAACGGGCAACTGCAGGTGAACCCGGAGCCGTATCTGCGGCTACTGCTGGAGGAGCCCAATCCCTACAGCGGCGGCCAGATGTTCCGGGAGCGGCTGGCGACGCTACTCCAGCTGAACAATAATGCATTCGTTCAGATTGTCCGTGACCAGGACGGCCTGCCGCAGCAACTCTATATCATCCCGGCAGCGACGGCGGAGGCCATCCTGCGACCGGACGGAAGCTTGTGGATGCGGTTCCAACTGACGGACGGAGACCTGTTGGAGCTGCCGTACAAGGACGTCATCCACCTGCGGGATGAGTACGCCGAGAACGACATCTTCGGCGCTCACAAAGCGGAAGCACTGAAACAGTTGCTCGAAATCGTGGCTGCTTCGGACCAGAGCATCGTGCAGGCCGTGCGGCGATCTGCTTGGTTGCGCTGGACGATGAAGTTCAAACAGGCGCTCAAGCCGAGTGATATCGAGAAGAACGTCCAGGAGTTTTCAGAGCGATACCTGAGCTTAGCAAACGACAGCGGGATCTTGCCGCAGGACCCGCGGTTCGACGTGGAGCCCGTCCGGGATGGCGGGCAACAGTACGTGCCGGCCTCACCACTCCAGCAGCGGGCCGTGGAGCGCATCTACTCGTTCTTCCGGGTCAACGAGGCCATCGTACAGGCGAAGTACGATGAAAACCAGTGGCTGGCCTACTATGAGGCCGAGATTGCGCCGCTGGCCCAGCAGATGAGCGAGGAGTTCACCCGCAAGCTGTTCAGCCGCCGGGAGCGTGGTTTCGGCAACCGGATCGTGTTCGATGCAACGGCGCTGACGTTCGCGAGTATGCAGACGAAGTTGGGGCTCGTGCAAATGGTTGATCGTGGTGCGCTCACCCCCAATGAGTGGCGCCGCATCCTTAACCTGCCGCCGATTGAAGGCGGCGACAAGCCGATCCGACGGCTAGACACGGACGTCGTAAATGATGGGCCGGACCAAGGAGGTGATGGCACTTGAAGGGCAAGCGGCGGTTTTGGCAGTTCCTCAATCGGTCCGACACCGAAGCGGAATTGCGAATCGAGGGTGAGATCGTCGATGAGGACGACGCGTGGGCGTACGAGTGGTTGGGAATCCCGCACGTAACGNCCAACGCGTTTCGCGAAGAGCTGGCCAAATACAAGGGCAAGGACCTTACCGTTTGGATCGATAGCCTGGGCGGTGTTGTCTGGGCGGCGGCTGGCATCTACAATGCCCTGATGGAGCATCAAGGTAGAGTCACCGTTAAAATCGACGGCAAGGCCCTATCGGCGGCAACCATCATCGCTATGGCTGGCGACGAGGTTCTGATGTCGCCCGCGGCTGTAATGATGGTCCATAACCCGTGGGTTCATGTCGCAGGGGACTCGGATTTCCTGCGACACATGGCTGGCGTCCTGGATGAGATCAAGGAAGCCATCATCAACGCCTACGAGATTAAGACGGGCCTCTCGAGGGATGAACTGGCTCGCTTGATGGATGAGGAAACCTGGATGAGCGCCCGCAAGGCGGTGGAACTCGGGTTCGCCGACGGCATCCTCTATGCCGACGACGCCGAGCCAGAGTCAGCCAACGCCTGGGCGGCGCCGGCATATGCGGTGAGCCGGCTCGCGGTTCTCAACATGGCCGACGCGGCGATGCGTCGGCTTTTTGATGTCTGGAAAGCGTACAACGGCGGCCGCGAGGCCGACCTTCAGCTCCAACTGGAGCTAATCAAACTCAAGGAGGTCAAGGACGATGACGCGTAAGGAGTATGTCGAGAAGCGGAAGGCCCTGGTCGCCGAAGCAGAAGCCTACGCGGCCGAGGGCAGTGTCGAGCGGTTCAACGAGGTGAAGGCGCAGATTGAGGCGCTCGACCGGGAGTACGAGGCGGCCATCGTGGCCCGGGCAAACGCCCGCGCGTTGCAGGAGGAACTGAAGGTCCTCCAGTCCCGCACGGTTGGCGCAGACGAGCCGGCGTTGGTGCCCGGTACTGGGCAGGTTGTCGACACCATGCAGGCCGACAAGGCGCGGGTCATCACCCGCTGGGGTGTCCAGGCGTCGGCGGAGCGCGGTCGCGCCCTGAAGGCCATGAACGCCGTGAAGCTGACGACCGAAGGTGTGCTGGTGCCCACTCGCTACGGCACCGACTTGATGCCGGCGTGGAATGAGGTCTCGTCTCTCATCGACCTCGTCCGCATCTTCCCGCGGATCGGCGGCGAGGCGTTTGAGCGGTCCTACGTCCGTGGCTACGGTGAGGGCCAGGAGGTCGCGGACGACGCTGACTACCACGAGTCCGACACTGAGTTCGGGTTCGTGCGCATCGGCAAGACCAAGGTGACGGTGTACACCGAAGAGGACGAGGGCGTGCTCAAGCTGCCGGACATCGACTATGACGCCGAGATCGTCAACGGTGTGCGCATCGCCCTGCGGAAGCGCATTGCCAGGCAGATTCTCGTGGGACCCGGCACGGCGGACCGGATCACGGGTATCTTCGCATCGACCTATTCGGGCGCGGATCCCAAGGCCGGCGCCATCGACCCGACGACGGACCTGCAGCTGGCGACCATCGACGACGGCACGCTGGACGAGATCATTTTCAGCTACGGCGGCGAGGAAGATGTGGAGTCCGGTGCGGCCTTGATCCTCAATAAGCAGGATCTCAAGGCGTTCGCCAAGCTCCGCGACGGTAACGGGAACCGTGTCCACACGATCAGCTACAACGGCAATACGGGGTTGATCGACGGTATTCCGTTCATTATCAACTCCGCCTGCGGCGTGCTGTCGGCGGCCGGCACCGCGCCCGGCACCTACTGCATGGCTTACGGCCACCTGTCCAACTACGGGCTGGCTATCTTCTCGGACATCGACATCCAGCGGTCCACCGACTACAAGTTCCGGTCGGGCCAGGTGGCGCACCGCGGCAGCGTGTACGTCGGTGGCAACGTCATCAAGTGGAACGGCTTCGTGCGGGTCAAGAAGGCCGCAGCCGGCGAGTAAGGTGATGCCCGATGATGTACCGGGCGACGCGGTCCTTCGTCTGCCCGTGGACCGGGCAGCTTTACCTGCGCGGTAAGCTGTGCCCTATCCAAGACGCCGACCGGGCGGCGTACCTGGAGCGGCATGGGCTCATTGAGCGAGTGGACAAGGCCCCGGTGGGTGACGAATCTGCCGGGGCCGATGCGTCCCCGCCGCCCAAGCGCAAGAAGTCGAGGCGATGACGATGTCTCTGCTAGATGACGTCAAGCTCGCCCTCCGCATCAGCCCAGGCACCACCGCCTACGATGGTGAGGTGCAGGACCTGATTGCGGCGGCCAAGGCCGATCTGAAGCGCGCCGGCGTCGACCCGGCTAAGGTGGATGCAGAGGATGAGGATCTGGATCCCCTCATCAAGCGGGCCATCGTCGTGTACTGCAAGGTCGAATTCGGTTGGGACAACCCCGACGCGGAGAGACTGGCCCGGGCGTATGAGCACCTAGTGGCCGCCCTGACGCTCTCGCAAGATTATCTGCCGCCCAAGGAGGCGTGAGCGGTGCTATTTAGGGATGTGATTGAGCTTCTGTCAAGGACGCTGGAGCAGGACCCGCTCACGGGCGAGATGCGGGAGGTCGAGACGGCCCGGCAGGTGTTCGCCAACCGGCGGTCGGTGCGGCAGAGCGAGTTCTACGCGGCGCACATGGCTGGCCTGCAGCCAGAGGTCATGTTCGAGGTCCGCTCGTTCGAGTACCAGGGCGAGCGGGCGCTGCGGTACCAGGGGTGCCGCTACGACATCATCCGCACCTACGACAAGGGCGAGATGATGGAGCTGGTCTGCACGGCGGTGCGGGAGTGACGGCCCATGGAAATCCGTTTCGAGATGCAGGGCCATAAGGCGGTGTTGCGGGCCTTTGAGGCCATGCGCCGCAACACCCAGCGCTCCACCGTCACCAAGGCCGCCAGAGTAGCGGCCAAACGGATCGGCGAAGAGGCGCGCCGACGGGCTCCACGCCACCCCGGCGGCCCGAGCCATCCGGGCCAGGGGCACGCCTACAGGACCATCAAGTGGATCAACGTCGAACGGTGGCCGGACAGGGCGACTTTCGCCATCGGGGCAACCGACCACGGGTTCTACCTCAATTTCCATGAGACCGGGACCGTCAAGATGGCGGCCCGCCCCTGGCTGCGGCCGGCGCTGGACGCCGTTGGCGCACGGGCTGTGCAGGACGCTGGGGACGTGTTCCGAGAGGCCGTTCTCCAGGCGGCCGCGAAGGCCAAGGGCAAGAAGTAACGGTGGTGATGCCATGGCGGTAGAAGTTGAAGTGCTGGTGCGCCAGCGCCTGTTGGCCTCGCCAGAGGTTCAATCTCTAGTTGGCACTAGGATTTTTCCAGTGGGCGGGCGACCTGATAAAGGGCCGGAGGCGTCGCTCCCGGCCATCACGTATCAACGGATATCGAATCGGTGGCTCNCGTCGCATGAGGGCAGTCTTGGCGGGTCGGCGCCGCTGGTGCAACTGTCGTGCTGGGCGAAGACGTGGAGCGAGGTCCGGGAGCTGGCCCGAGCGGTTCGGGAGGCGCTTGACGGCTGGGTCGATTATACGACGGACCCGCCGGTTCAGGGTATCACCATCGAGAGTGAGCTTGACGAGTATGACTCTGAGGCGAAGGTCTACCACGTGCCGCTGAGCGTGCGGGTACGTGCTGGGGAGTGATGTCGTGAGGGTTGAGTTTGAGACAGCGAGAGGTAGGGTTATCCCAGGCACGGGTGGCCAAGTGGCCACCTTTTTTGTCGCCTTGGAGATTTGGTCCGAGCAGCTTACGGGTCCGGAGCGGGCAGAGCTGACACATCGGCTCTCGACTCGCATTATGGAGGCCATCGCCGAGGAGTACGGCGGTGAGGAAATCGAAATCAGGAGGTCGAAAGAATAAATGCCTAAGCATGCGGGTTTTGGCGCACAAATCTATTTGGTGGATGGCGGTACGAAGACGCTCATTCCCGGCCTTCGGGGTGACCCCGTTCTGGCCGAGGAGCAAGCCGAGCAGATTGAGGTGACCGCTCACGATTCGCCCGGCGGGCGCCGGGAGTACTTGGGCGGGCTCATTGATACGGTGGAGCGTACGCTAGAGTTTTATTATGACCCATCGGAGACCACGCACCAGACGCTTCGCCAATCGGTGCGGCAAACGCTCACCTTTGAGGTCGACCATCCGGCATTCGCCCAACCTGAGCAGTTTGACGCCGTGGTCATGAATGCTCAGGTTACGGCGGAGNTNGAGGGCGGCCTTGTCCTCAGCGTCACTCTCAAGCCCACGGGCGAGCAGACGCCGGTTCAGTAGTAACGTCGTAACGACGGCAGGATAAGGATAGGGGCGGCAACAGCGCCGCCCCTCCATCATTTGACGGAGGGATACGATGTCTAACAAGCAGCGCGGTTACATTCCTATCGAGATTGGCGGGGAGACGTATCAGCTGCGTTATGATTTTAACGCGCTGGCGCAGCTCGATCAGCGTCTTGGGCAGTCCTTTTTCAAAGTGCTTTCGGAGGGCAACATTGGGTTCCACGTTATCCGCGAGGCGCTTATCGCAGGATTGTCCAACCCGGCCAATGGTCGCGGTGCGGCGACTAAAGCCATTCAGAATCTCGACGTGACCCGATTTGACTATTACATCGACAAGGTGTTTGAGGGGTTGGAGGCCGCAGGGCTTTCNAGCCCAAGGACGCCGAGGGCGAGGCCGACGCCGGCGAGGATGACGAGGGGGAAGCGTAGAGCCCCCGGAGGGGCAGAGCCTGCCCTACGACGAGTACCAGCGGCTGTGCTGGGAGCATGACATCCCTCTCGATGTGTTTTGGAGCATGACTTGGCTGGAATTCAAGCTGGCGCTGGAGGGCCGACGTCGACGCTACGACCATATGATGGAAGCGCTGGCCTGGCACGCGGCCAACATCATCAACCACCGGACGCCCGCCTTTGGCGAGGACGTGCGGAAGCGCAAGATGCTCACCCCGCAGCAGCTGCTTGGACGTGACAACGGGCCGAGGTCGGCAAAAGCCAGCGCCCGTATCTGGCGAGAGTTCATTAGGCCGTTCAAGGAGCAAAGGGCGAAGGGGATTTAACCCTTCGCCCTTACTAGTGCCCGAAAGGAGGGGCGCATCGTGGCGACCATTGCAAACCTGCAAATCGACCTGTCCGCCCGCACTGCGCGCTTCTCCGAAGGACTCCAGCGCGCTCAGCAGCGCGTCCAGCAGTTCAGCCAGCGCGTGCAGGTTGATCTCCAACGCGTGACACAGGTTGGCCAGAGGGCGGCGCTGGTATTTTCCGGCATGACGGCAGCTCTCACCCTGGTCACCAAGCGGGCCGCCGATTACGCCAGTNCCATGGACAAGGTGGCTGCACAGACGGGCATCGCCGTCGAGCAGATTCAGGAACTTGCATTTGCCGCGAACCAGAGCAACGCGGATC